TTTTATTCAGTCAGGTTCATCCTCAAAGATTTCATCATAATCGTGTAGAGCTTCTTCACTCCAATTTTGAGAATCGGAATGACTTTGAGTACTAGAATACACTTCCATCTTCAAACAGTCAATAAGGGACTCCATATTTCTTATGATTAGTTTTACCTTTTCTTTGTCCATAATAATTTAAATAAATTTTTGTTTCACATTTCTTCTAAATTTTGAATATATATTTTCAATTATTTGATTTCTTTTTATATTCCTTTCAATTTTTCTGGACATTCTTTTAATATCAATATCTTCTAGGTACTCAACTTTTGACTGAAAGTTTTTTCTATAAAAAGGAATGACCAAGATCAATGGTTCTCCAGATTTTATTGTTTGATCATCTACACTAAAATTTTCATCTAAATTAAGACCAGAATTTATTTCATAATTCCATTCAAATAACCAAGGAATGTGCATTGGAACAGCATCAGTATGATATATTCCAGTTGTTGAAGTGAAAGATTTATTTCTATGCCAAAATGGGTGAGTAATTAAACAGGAAACTCCTGGGGATGTTTCAATAAACCAAGGAGTTAAAATTTTGTGAAAAGAATTGTACTTTGGAGGATTTCTAAGTCCAGGAAAAGTTCCAACCATATTATCATACTTCATTTGAGTATGACAATTAACCCAGTTAATATATAAATTTCTTTCTTGCGTTTCTCTAAAAACAAAATCAGCCCAAGATTTAATAATATATCCATGTTTTAAAAAGTCTATTATCCCGGGACATGAGCGTACAGTGGGGACATGAGAAGAATCTATAAGTTCAAAAGGATTATCTGGAGAACTAAACCGAAAAGGACATCTTTTTTTATGACTATCTTTTATTGGATTTTCACTAAACCATTCAGGAAAACATTTATAAGCAGGAATAGGTTCGGGAACTAAACCCTCCACTTCTTTCGATGCTTTAAATTTTATTTGTAGTGACATTTCTCATAATGAATTACTTATATTATAGACAAAAAAAGGGAGGATGTCAATCCTCCCTGTCGTATTCGAAAACTTTTTCAAACCATTCCACAAGATGAATGCGATAGCAAGACCAATAACGACATCCCCGATATGTTAAAAGATAACAAGCAGGACCTCTACTGTCCTTGTCCGCATCATCATAGTGGTAATGGTAATTATCCACTACTTATTACCAATAAGTTGTGCTATAGATGCTTGGTGACGACGATTCTCTTTTTGCTTCTGCTCTTTAATGAGTTGAAGTACGTTGAGTTTCTTCATCACTTATGACCCTCTTTAGTAAACTTAACACCACGATAGGTCTCGTCGTATTGTTGGGGTTGTTGCATCATTTGCTGTTGATACTCCAGACGCTTCTGGGTATCATACTCAACACCGCGATAAACTACTTTAGCCATGAGAATTCCTCCAAAGAAATGAGATTTTTAGGCCCCGTTCCTTCGGGCGGTTTGCGTTCGCTATTTGCGAATAGCGAATGAACGTACCGTTCCGCCGTCCTACTTGCGTCAGAGTTTCCTCTGATGAACGTAAGGTCATTATAGACCTGTTACAATATCTAGGCAAGTTCTTTTGTAACTTTTGTTACAATTATCTTTCAATATAGCTTAATGTGTGATCCTTAGCATAAAGTTGTTCAATAATAATATCACAACCAATTTTGGGATTACAATCCCCACAAGTATATACATCCACTGCCGCCTTACCTTCTTCAGGCCAAGTATGAATGCTAATGTGACTTTCAGACAACAAGCAAATAACAGTGACGCCCTGTGGCTCAAATTTTTTTGAAATTGTTTGAACGACAGTTGCGCCACTCGCTACAGCAGCATTCTCTAGTAAGTCAATAAGACATTTCTCATTGTCCAAAAGGACAAAAGAACAACCATAAAGGTTGAGAAGATAATGTTTTCCCATTTACAAAGGATTTTCCTCCGCTTCCTTAATCAAATTAGTGACAAAAGTTTCCGTTCCATCAAGTTTTTTAATTTGATATAAGGGAGACTTCATATATTTTTTTACTGATTTATATTGCTTAAGAAGTTTATCTACTTCATCAGTGTATATTTTTAATTCCAATGGAATTTTATCCTGTTTAAATCCTTCACTCATCTCTTTTTCTTTCCTTCGGGAGCTTTATATCCCCATAGTTTTGGACTTACCGTACCATACCCAAATTGAATGCTTTGGACTGATCCTGGACCATATTTGTCATAGTAAAGATCAAAAAGATCTACAGTTTTATTACATCTAGTTAGATCAATAAATGTTTGCCCATCAGAAACATAGGTAATAATTCTAGCATCGTTGGGAAAAGACTTATCTTTTGTTCTTTCTAGAGTAGTTTTTTCTAAAAGAATTTGACATCCATAAGAAGAAGGATTGTCTGGATTGATAAGTTTACTTCCCATTTCCTTCTCCCTTTCTATAGTTAATTCTTTAGTAGTACTCACGAGCGACCGCCCCATTTAATATCGGGATATGCTTCTCTAACATTATCCCAAGTAATTTTATATTTATCAGTTAGCTTCTTATCTTTTACTAAACACAACAATTCTGCCTCAAGAGGATGCATTCCTTGAAGCATATTAATAAACATTGTTTCTCTACGAATTGATGAAAGAGTTGGATTTCCTCCTCTCACAAAATTGTAAAGTTTTTCATATTCATTGCGAAGAGATGTTTTTCCAGCATCCATTCTCTCTTCAACACCATTATAAGCAATTGATCTCATTCCAATGCCATCAGTCTGCCTTCCAAGTTTGTCACTTAGAGTTCCACCAACCGCTGTCATCTCTTTTAGATCTGCGTAAGGAACATCACCAGGAGGTAGAAGTGAAACCACAGTTTCATCAAAGTTCCAAATAAACAATGATACAAGAGCATTGTTTCTATATTCTTGAAGAACTTCTACCTTTTTAGCATTGCTTCTTTGCTTTGATGCTAATTCTAAGATTTCATGTTGAAAGCAATTACGATCAAGTTTTACCGTTTCAGTTGCTTTAACAGAAGGACTTCTTTTTTTATTCGTCGTCGTCTTCTTCGTCGTAGTCGTCATAGTCATTTTCAAATCGTACAGCTAAAATTTCATCAGGAATAATGTTCCCATTTTCGTCCATAAATTCGGGATGAATATATGAAGGGGTAGTTTCCAGGTAATGTCTGTTTGCTAACCATCCAACAATTCCTCCCACAACAAAGAACAATAACGTAAGCATTATTGATGTTGTGAGAATAAGAGCATTTTCCATAATTGGTCTCCCGAGATTTACTTATACTTCTTTACATCCAAGTCTAAACTGAAGTTAAAGTGAACCTCCCTATTAAAAAGAGAAATAATCTTGCCAAATTTGACTTGGAAAGTCTTTGGTCTTTTTAGTCTATTCCTCCCCTTATTTGGTTGTAACATCAATTCAAATCCTCTATTAATTTGAGGATCTTCTTCTTGATTATTTAGACTCCTTTTTTCTTCTTCCTCTTCTCTTGTCATAATTATATTTTAAAGCATCATCTAATATACTATAAAGATAATTTCTTATCTTTCTTGCTTCTGGTTTTGAAATGTGTCCATATCCTTCACGAATTTGTTTGTGTAATTCATCACTACCTCCTTCCAAATAAAAATCAAGATCAGATATTATATCGTTCAGTTCTGATGCTGTTGAACTTTGTATGAATTCTTCTACTTCAACTTTTAAAGTTTTACGAACTTTTAAATAATCATAGAATTTAAGTACAAATTTTCCATTAAAGGCATAATCAATAGCCTTTTCAACATCAAAATAAACTTCGTGAAGATTGCTACTCATCAAATTAATTTATTCTCCTTTAAATATTTTACTGTTTCTGTACACCCACCAATATGAGAATCATCAGCAATAACTTGTGGGAATGTTGAACCTTGTCCAAATTCTGCGTAAAATTCTTCTTTAGTAAAATCTTTATTCAATTCATAAACTACATGTTGTAATTGCGATAATTCTAGCACCTGTTTGATTTTCACGCAATATGGGCACCCATTTTTAGAATAAACTGTAAATTTCATAAAATTTTTATGTTTTGAAAGTTATTTAGTAAATATAATTGGTTTTATAAAGAGTATCAAAATAAATCATTCAATATTTTTTATCCAAGCCTTGAAAGAACCTAAACTCCACTGAGCATAAGATTGAGGATTAAAGGATAAACTAAC